ATCCGGGGTTATTGTAAAAGTTCCAATTTCTTCTTGTGATCCTCCAACAAACGGTAATCGGCTTATTCCAAATGGAAGAGCTCGTTGAGTTTGTGGTTGATCGTTTCCATCTACACGTGCAGGTATCGTTAAACGAGTAGAAATTAAATCTTGTTCTTCAACTTCTAGTGACTGAATATCAAAATCAACATCGATATCAATAGACGATGTAACATTAACTGATACAGGAAATTTATAATATTGAAATGCAGTATCTAAAACACGTAATGTTGATATTGTAGTTATTTGTTCTGCTACCGGTTCAATAATTAATAACGGCTTAACTAAGGCAGATTCTTCAAATAATATATTTCCGGCTAAATCTCTAGGTATAATTGATTGATTGTCTGACATATATGTCATCCCTAAAGAATAATACCGAGCTTGATCCTGCAAGTTTTCAATAGACACTAGTGTCTGTTGAGCCAGTTGTTGAAAACTAGTTACAATTGCATTTTTTGCCATTATCTAACTACTTTAAAATTAATTTTGTCGTTGATATACTGTTCAGTAAATCCTTCTTTGATTTTTAGCTCTAACCGATAATAACGTTCTGGCATAAACCCATTCATGTCTAGATAGATATAATTACTGGTACTATCACAACTTACTTTATTATAAATATCATCATATGGAATTATAGCTTCATCTGTTTGAGCATCAAATACCGCATACGTAGTAGTTGACGGCAAATATTTAATTGTTTCTATAGGAAATAAATTTGTTGGTGATTTTTGAGGAAATTTGTCTCGTGCATATATTCTAATTTTAGCAATCTCAGTATCTTTATACTGCGGTTTAATTTTAGTATAAACTATATATGATTCTAAATTAGATGCTGTCAATGATCCAGTAACAAATGCACTATTATCAAAATACATTGTTAATTTAGGAACATATATGGTATGTGTTTCTCGACTAAAATATCTAACAAATCCAGTTACTGTATCATTTAATTCATCAGTATCAGAAAATTGAATTAAGAATCCATTATTGGTTATTGAGGCACCACCACTTCCGCTTAACCATACTTTTAATGCATTTGTAACATCCATATTAATATCAGTGGTACGATAAGAAAATGATTCAGATGATATTAGTCCTGCAGTAGATCCAACCGAACTAGATTGAAACAACCAAGAGCCACCAGTACCACTTCCTGATACATACAATGTGCTAGTTCCAATTTTTATGTTTTGACTTGATGAAATCCAAGAAGAGCCACTATAAGGACCGTTCCATGTTACACCATTTGTTGTTAACGCAGATTGATATCCGGTACCATTAGTCCAATCCTGACCAGCTAATTTTGCATGAACCGAATATTCTGCAGGAAGATTTTTTGCATCAGATGTAAATAATTGCAATACAAATTTACAATCAGTAACTGCCTTTCCATATGTAGATAATGATGCAGAAATTTCAGTCATATCAAATTTAATGACACTTCTAGACTTTAACAAAGTAGCACCATCAGTGCCCAATCGTTTACCAACTTCTAAAATTTCGTCTAGACCAGTATTATATGCTGGTATTGATTCATATAACGTTGCGTCTTTTGCTGCATAAAATATTCTAAACATTTATATTCCTTTACTGATTTACTACGCGACCTTTAATGTCTCGATTTGGAAATTTTACTTCAAATATACTAGGATCTAATGAAGGATATATTACTCCATTTTTAGTAGCAGAATTTATATCATAAACATTGCCAGAATATCCAAATGTAATATCATATAGATTTGAAATTGTTGCTCCGACTACTGTCTGAACTCCTTTTATATTAGCTAACGTAGTAGTTATATCTGATTTTATGATTGGTTGATTAATTTGCCATCGATCAACATTAAACATTGATTTTAATGCATTAATGCATTTCAATAAAACTTCATTGCTATTATAATTTGGCAAAACCGAAATTTCGAAATCAATACCTAAATTAATAATAAATGCATCTTTAATATTAACAGCATCTGTTAAAATACGATAATAGTTAAGATATGTTTTTAAATTTTCTTTTACTGCTTGATTTAATTCAAACAATTGTTTTGAATCATTAAATCCTAAAACATACATGTTCATTGCTAATGGATTAGCAATTCTAGATTGTTGATAATTTGTTTGTGTTATTTGATCATCTGGTACAATATATGCTTTTGCAACACTACCAAATTTTGCTGGCATTGAATATGCGCGAATTATATAATCTTCTCTTGTTACTAAACGATTCTGAGTTGCAAAATTAGCTAACGCATTATTTTTAATGTCTTGCAAAGTATCAGAAGTTTTAGCTCCAGAAGCAGGCCCACTATTATTAACAGCAATTGTTGATTTAACAAAATTAACTAGATTGCCACTGTTTGATGTATTAATATCATCATTATATTCAACAAAATTAACTAGTGTTAATACATTTGCAGGGACATTATCTACAATTCCATTTCCTATAGTATATGTTATTGTTAATGTAGTATTAGATGGTGCTTGTCCATATGTTCTAGTATATAAAAAGTTTGATGGGTCAATATCAACATCAACACTGCGACGAAATCCTGCTAATCCATTTCCTACATTATCTGGATTTGGAACTATTTCTTCATCATTATTATCTGAGATGCCTGCTCCAAATTGTAATTCTAATTTGTTATCGCTACGTAAACGTGTTATATAACGTTTTGCAGTTTTCTTTAATTTTAATAAACTAGGAGATGATGATCGATATTGTGCCAGATCTGGGTCGTTTTCTGCCAAATTTGGAACATCTTCAAAAATAGTATCTTGAGCCAAGTATGGTACTTGATACCAATTATCTCCATCAGATTCAACAACTGAAATAATTTCCGAAATATTTGTATCAGGTAATACTATTTTATCATATGCTAATGGTGTTGTAAAACTGTATGTTGCTGTTTTAACGTCTCCTGACACTGCACGCACTTGTTTTTTAAGCAAATAATATGTTGGTAATTTTGTTGTAGCATTACTTTCATATATGGTTATTTCGGTAGGATTAGTCGACGATGAATATGCAAAATCTATGCTATCCAATGTTCTAAATATTGCAGCACCATTATTTTGTTTAACGCGCATACCAGGTTTAATTGATAATGCATAATTAAAATCTGGTGCTACAGCAGCTCCTGCTCCAATCGATGGTATAATATGAAACACATCCAATGTTACATATGCCGGAACAACATTATTAGGATTATATCCCAATGATTTTGCAATATCAAATATATTAGCTCGTTCCGATGCTTGTTCTAACATGGACTCTTTTAAGTTTGAATCTGCATAGTATGATAACACATCGCCTACATACGCAGCTAATTCTAAGAATACCATTCCTGGCGATGATTCATTGAAGTCTACATATGTATCTGGAAAATATTGTTTAGTAAAATCAATTAGCCCTTTCCTAAACTGACCAAAGTCTTTTCCTAAATATGATATATCTTTTTTAGTTTCCATATTATTGTACCGTTAATTGATTATCGTTTACAAAAATAGTAATTGTATTCAATGCATCATCTGTTGTTGAATTAACTATTTGAAATGAAATTTTTACTATTATATTATAATCCAATGTAGGATCATCGTCAGCAGTAGTAGTTTCAATTTCTGTTATATTAATATATGGCAGCCAATAATTTACCGGTTCGGTAATTGCATTATCTACCATAGCTTTAAGTTCTGATGTATTTGGTTCAAATAATATTCTAGATAAATCGGTTCCAAACGCAGGTTGCATAACTCGTTCACCTTTATTAGTTAATAACAAATTTTTCAAATTGCTAATAGCTTGATCAATCGAAGTAAATGTCGATGTAAATAATCCGGATTGTCCATTAAATGGTAATTGTATACCAATTGGTATATTACCGTCCTGATCATTTATTTCATTGATATTTATTATTTGATATGCCATTATCTTCCTTTCTTAGCATCAATTGCTTTCATTAATGCTGAGTAATCTCTTGTAAGGGCTTGTTGAACTTCTGGGGCAACTTCGTATGATCTACCTGATTCAGGATCTTCCATTATTTGTGGAGCACTAGGTGATAAACCCATTGCTTGTTGCATATTTTGTCTAGACATACCAAAGCCTTGTGCATCTCGCGAAGTCATTTTAATTTCTTGCATACTTTCAGTCATTGCATCTTTATAGCTATTCATAACTAACGGTTGATTTTCAACTAATGCATCTGTATCATTTAATATGTTCGCCCATTTATTATCTTCAAATAAAGGTTTCTTTTTTGCCGGTGGTTGCTGTGGTTTTTGAGACATTATTTTTGTTTTATTAACAGGTTGTTTCATTTCTGCAAGTGTTGATTGTAATCCTTCACGAAGAATTTCTGTTAATTCTTCTTTTACAACCTGTCGTACGGCAACTTTAAGTGCTTTTATAAGTGTATTTGTATCCATTATATCATTTTTATATAAATATTGTAGTTATTAATTTACGGGTTGTCCCCAATCATCGGCCTGAGCCTTTGGTCCATATATTGATTGATTATCTAAGTTAATATAATAATCACCTAGTTTACCCAAGTTATTTTCTGGAACTCCTGATGCTTGATATACTTTACTAGGAGCTTCAACTAAATTAGTCATTACATCTAATTGATTTTCTAATAATTCTGAAATTGTATTAAATCGTAAATTAATATCATCATCAGATACATTTATATTAGTATAAAATTCAGTAGGATATTGATCATTAATAATGCTAGTATCATTGCCGATTATGCTACTAGCATTATTAATGATACTAGCAACTTCCGAGGTAACAGTAAATGATTCATTATTACAAATACTTCCAATAGTATTTATAGAATTAGCAATCAATGAATTTATTCTATTAAATTGTGATTTTATATTGGCTAGTATTCCTTTTAAACTATTAATACTAGATTTAGCATTATCAATAAGTTTTGTAAAAATATTAATTAATTCAGTAATAGGCCCGGTAGGAACTCCTGGCACAGCAGGTATTGCTAATTGTATTATTTTTAAAACAAAAGCAGTCGTTGCAACTGTATTAATAATACTAATAATATCAGACGTACGATTAATTATGATGTTTAATTGATCAATTAAACGTTGTAAATCTGCTAATTGGCCTTTTATTTGTTTAACAGTTGGATCACTGCATTTAACATTATGAGCTAAATTCAGACAGTCTGTAGAAGTTTTTTCAGCTAAATTTGATATTGCATCAATTTGTTTAGATAGTAATAAAATTATCTGTTGAACTATTTGTGATGGTATTTGTGTTCCTATTGCCATGTTATATGTTTCTCCATTGATCTATGTCAATTGTTTTACTTGTTAATTTAGATAAATCAATTGTTTGTAACGATTGATTGATTGGAGTACTAATTGCGCCGGAAGAATCGACAAATCCGGTTTGAATAACTTCTATAATTTTTCTTAATAATTTAATTGTAGCTGTTGATTGTAATATTGGCTCATATGGTCCGGTACCTATTTTTACTTTAGGTGCTAAAAGTTCTAAACCTTTTTGTGAATCTAATACAATTAAATCAGTCTTAGCTTTTAAAATAATTCGATCTGCTGTTCCAATCAATTGTGACTTAATAAACGACGATTCAGATTCTCCTAAATGCAATTTATTATTTAAAACAAAATCATTTAATTTTTGTGTACTTGTTAACCAGATTGACGAATCATCATTAACAATGTTTTCTACTACGTATGAATCTTTTTTATATGATTTACCATTAGACAATATTATAATAGGATCACCTGATTGTGTTCCAAGCCAACTAGGTTGTGTTGAATACACGCCTCCTTTAATTGTGCTGCTAAGTCTGATACTATTTGAAAATCGGCCTTCTATTAATGTATCACCTTCATATGCCTGAAGCAATGATATTTCTTTTTCTCCGAAACTAGTTTTCGGTACATATTGAATATTTGATGGTGAAATTCCTGGTAATAGATTAGCATTAACATTTGAATTTAAAGAAAATGATGCCAAATAATACCATTGTGTATATATTGTGTCTGCTTTATTTTCCGCAGAAAAACCTTGTACAATTAATACATGCTCGCCTACTAGCGGAATTTGTTTGATGTTATTATTAAATGGAATTACTTGAAGTTCTTGACGATTATAAAAATCAGTATATGTGCTTACAGTAATTTCATAATTGTTCCGGGTATCATATTCATATGTAGTTGAATGCGGATCGGCAATAACTTCTGCAATATGAAATTGAACATTATCCATCGATGTCCTTTTCTATTTTGCTTTTAACCATTGAAATACGTTCGTTTAATGCAGTATCTTCAGAGGTTATAGATTCTAGTTCATCTTCTAATTCAGCCGATAAAGTTTTTTCAGCAATTTTCATGAGTTGCTGTTTTTCTTCATCACTTAAAAGACCATCAGCTCCCGCAATAGTTTGTTTGGTTGATATAAATCTTTGAACGATTGCAGTTAATTTAACAAGGTGATCATCATTCTTAACTGCAACGTCTAGATATTCTTTGATTAGTGGAACTATAACAGTAGCATCAGATGCATTGCGAATCAACGGTTGCAATTGTGCTATCAATTGATTAATTTGTCTATCTTTTTTTTTAGAATTGTGATAGACATCAGACATCAAGTCTGCAAAGGTAGTCCCTTTGAATAATTCATCATTCTTGTCCATATCGTAAAATCCTTTAATATAAATATCAAAAAGGCAATTTTACGAAGTTTTGTTGTTCATACTCGCGAAACTTGTCAGTGTATATTTGTTTTAATGTTTTAATTACTCGAGTGATATTATTTGTTTCCAATCCCGTACGTTCTCGAATAAAAATATAAAGTGCTTTTTTATTGAAATCTTCAATATTTTCTCGTTCTTCAAAAATATGCAAAACTGAGTCAGCTACATGAATATCTACAGAGCTATTAAAAATATAATTTAAATTTTCATAGCAATAATCAATATACGCATCCATAAAATATTTCAATGTTTCACGCATATCATCATTATGCATTTCTGTAATGATATTTCGTTGATCATCTACATTTATTTCTAATGCATTTGATTTCAATTTACTATAAGCCTTTTGATTCTCAGCAATTAAATAATTAAACGATGTTCTAGTATAATAAGAATATGCTTTACCTGAATTAGGATTAAATTTGTTTAATCGCTCAGTTAGATAAGTAACTAAATCTGTTTGCAAATCTACAAACGTTGAATCAATATAAGTTGGTTTAACTTTATTAATAAGATTTTCTGCCATCTTCATGAACGCAGGATATATAAATCTTCTATAAATCTTTTCTCGTAAAATTTGACTACTATCACTTCGATTATAAGCCGATATAGCAAGGTCTGTTATTTTGGTAAAGTAAACATTACTTTTTTTCTTCTGTCTCGTCATTAAATACGTCTTTTAGTTCGGTGATTGTTTCTTTTAACATTTGGAATGTAGTCCCCGCCTCATCTTCTGCTTCAAATGCACCTAATCGGTCTATTTCTTGCATTACATCATATGATTGTGAAATTCGGCTATACATGTATTCATTAGTCATTTCTAATTCTTCAATATATTCTTGTGCTTCTGCTAACATTCCGGCTAAATAATAAGCCCTATAACCACAATATACTATTGCAGCAAATAATAATACAGATAAAATTGATAAAAATATCATAATGAATCAGAGGTGTTAAATGAATTAAATATATTTGATATGTCAGTTAATGTTTGTCCTACATTTGGGTTTGATTCTGCTAAATTTTTCAACCCATTACTTTTTGTAATTTTTGATTTTTCAACAACTGGAGTAGGTGTACCATCTTTAAATTGTTTCCAACGCTCATATTCAATTGTAGATGCCATATGATCTGCATGATGCAATATAATTGGTAAATTTGTTTTTAGTTTTGATTGAGGTGATCTAGAAACAAAATATGGTTTATTTGCTTCATCATACATTCCATCATGAATCTTGATTGCTTGATATTCTGTCCAAGACAGTTTAACATCATATTCTTGCAACAACCAAACTGATAGATCTGGTACCATTGCAAATGGAATTGCTGCATTTGTTTTGTAAAGCTTTCCTTGATTCTTTCGATGCCAATCTGAAGTTTCTGTTTGATATACTTCATTGCCGTTACCTGGAAATCCTGCCTTACCTAAATCATGATGCATTGCTGCAAACATCATTTCTTCAACCGTATAGCCTGCCATATTAGCACCCATACCTGCCCAAGCTTCATGCAAAGTTTTAACACAATCCATAACTCGAAGTACATGATCAACATAACCGCCGGCAAATGCATTATGAAAATGTTCCATGGAAGATGCCGGCATAAATACCATGCGATCTTCTAATTCATCATACATTTTATTTAATGCATCTTTACGAGATGGAAACAATGTATTTACACTATTGCGATAATCTTCCCAATTAGATTTAATTTTTTCTGCTGTTAACATAAATTAGTTTTACTAATAATATAATGAATTATTTTCTAATTTCCAATACTTGGCCATTAACTAGCTTGGATGTGCATTCCCAACATGTAATTGCTGTAGCCTTTGCATCAACCCGGGTTGACACATTGTTGCAATATTTGCATTGTAATTTTTTATATCCTTTTGGTGGAGGAGTACTTTTGGAGTTTGTCATAACATTGTTTTTTTGATTATTCTCTATCTAAATGAT